CGTTTACATAATGGTTCTCAAATTAAGGCTATTGCTTCATCTCCTGATGCAGGACGTTCGGAAGCCTTATCACTTCTTATATTTGATGAGGCCGCCTTCATTGATGATATTGATGATATTTGGGCATCTGCTCAATCTACCCTTTCAACGGGTGGTAGTTGTATCGCCCTTTCTACTCCTAATGGTGTGGGTAATTGGTTTCACAAAACTTGGGTAGGTTCTGAAGAAGGTAAAAATCCATTCAATCCAATCAGTTTACACTGGACAGTTCACCCTGAAAGAGACCAAACTTGGAGAGATGAACAAACTAAATTGTTAGGTATTAAAATTGCAGCACAAGAATGTGATTGTGACTTTATATCTTCAGGTGATACGGTAATAGACCCGGAAACTTTAATGTTTTACAAAGAAACATATTGTCAAACTCCTGTAGAAAAGGGGTATATTGATAGTAACCTTTGGAAATGGGAATACCCTGATTTTAACAAATCATATATGGTTGTAGCGGACGTTGCCAGAGGTGATGGGGCCGATTTTTCAACTGCCCACGTTATCGATATAGATAGTTCAACTCAAGTTGCTGAATATAAAGGAAAAATTGAAACTAAAGATTTTGGTAACTTTTTAGTATCTCTTTCAACCGAATATAATGATGCATTGCTTGTAATAGAGAATGCAAACATTGGATGGGCTTGTATTCAACAAGTAATTGATAGAGGATATAAAAACTTATTCTATATGAGTAAGGATTTAAAATATGTAGATGTTGAACATCAAATGTCAAATAGATATAGAGCAGAAGAGAAAGGATTGATAGCTGGGTTTTCAACCACCTCTAAAACACGTCCTTTGATTATATCTAAATTAGATGAATATTTTAGAGAAAAATCAATTGTAGTTCGTTCTACTCGTTTAATCGATGAGTTGTTTACTTTCATATTTCATAATGGTAGAGCAGAGGCTATGAGAGGTTATAATGATGACTTGGTAATGGCATTTGCAATTGGATTGTGGGTTAGAGATACGGCTCTTAGATTGAAACAGCAAGGTATCAGTTTAACAAAACAGGCGTTGAGTGGCATTGCAACAAATACATTTGATGGTGTCTATGGGGGGTCTAATATGGATAGTAACCCATGGGCTATGAGGCTTGGTAATGGTGAAATTGAAGATTTATCAAAATGGATATAGTTTTATTACTTTTTTTGATATTTATATAATATATTTAACCATTCTATCAATATAAAATTATGATTAAGTTAATAAACCTTATAAAAGAAGATGAATACATAGATATTGCGTATTCAAAGGGTAATACTCCTATTGATAATCCAATTGATGATTATGATGAATTAGATGTTGAGCAAGAAGATATGGATGATTTCATAAACTTCTTAAAAGCATATTCAACTTCATTATCAGAAGCTAATTGTAATTGTGTATTTGAAGCAGAGTATCAGGGTAGAGAAGTGAAATTGGGTAAACCAATGCAGGGTGATGTTAAAAAGTTTAAGGTGTATGTTAAAAACCCTAAAACGGATAAAGTTGTTAAAGTGAACTTTGGACAGAAAGGGATGGTAATTAAAAAAGATAACCCTGAAAGAAGGAAGAGTTTTAGAGCAAGAATGAATTGTGATGAACCAGGACCAAGAACAAAAGCAAGATATTGGAGTTGTAGAAAGTGGTAAATATATAAAATAAAGGTTATAATTATAAAAGAATAGAAAATGGCAGAGCAAAACGATGATAGGTCTTTTTTTGGTAGGTTAAGAAAACTTTTTTCAACAACTGCGGTAGTTCGTATTGATGATAAAGGTAGGAGAAAAGTAGTGGATGTTGATGAAAGACAAACCAATACGAACCTATTACAATTAAGAGATAGATACACTAAATTACAAAAATCGTTCTATGAAACGAGTGCGGGCGCTCAATCAATGGCATATCATCAAGTTCGTAGAGAACTTTTTAGAGATTATGATGCTATGGATAATGACCCGATTATAGCATCGGCATTGGATATTTACGCTGATGAATCTACAACAAAAAATGAATTTGGTGATGTATTACAAATTCGTTCTTCAAATGAAAATGTAAAAGAAATCCTACATAATTTATTCTATGATGTAATAAACATAGAATTCAATTTATGGCCTTGGGTAAGAAACTTGGTAAAATACGGAGATTTCTTTTTAGGATTGGAAATAGCAGAAGGTAAAGGTATTATCAATGTAATTCCACAATCCATATATTATAGTGAGAGATTGGAAGGAGCAGATCCTAAAAATGCAAATTATGTGAAGTTCAAAGTTGAAATGGATAGAACAGGAAAGGGTGAGTGGGAAAATTATGAAATGGCTCATTTCCGATTACTTTCAGACACCAACTTCCTCCCATATGGTAAATCGATGATTGAGTCGGCAAGAAGAATTTGGAAACAATTATCTCTTATGGAAGATGCGATGTTAATCCATCGTATTATGAGAGCACCTGAAAAGAGAGTGTTCAAAATTGATATTGGTAATATCCCACCAACTGAAGTGGATAACTATATGCAGAAGATTATTAACAAAATGAAGAAAGTTCCATTTGTTAATAAAGATACTGGAGATTATAATCTAAAATACAATATGCAAAACCTTACGGAAGATTTCTTCTTACCTGTAAGGGGTGGTGATAGTGGAACATCAATTGATAATTTGGGAGGATTGGATTATGCAGCAATTGATGATATTGAATATCTAAAAGCTAAATTATTCGCAGCCCTAAGAGTTCCAAAGGCTTATTTATCATTTGATGAGAATGTAAATGGTAAAGCAACTTTAGCAGCAGAAGATGTTCGTTTTGCTAGAACAATCGAAAGAATCCAAAGAACAATTGTTAGTGAATTGACTAAAGTGGCAATAGTCCACTTAGCATCTCAGGGTATTGAGGATTCTGAAATGGTAAACTTTGAATTATCTCTAACCAACGCATCTACAATATATGAACAAGAAAAAGTAAATCTTTGGAGTGAGAAGGTTAGATTGGCAACTGATATGGCAGCATTAAAGATGTTATCTAAAGATTGGATTTATTCTAATATATTTGGCATGAGTACCGATGATTCTAAAGATGAGAGAGGTAAAGTGGTAAATGATATTAAAGATACATTCCGTTACAATTCTATAGAAAATGAGGGTAATGACCCGGCTGCTCCACAAGAACCAAAAGATGTTGAAGGTGATTTAGCAGAATTAAAAACAAAGATTCAAAGTGAAGCTAATCCTGATGTAGGTGGTAGACCAAGAGAGGGTAATACTTATGGTAAGGATAAACATCCCTATGGTAGAGACCCATTGGGGGATAAAGAAAATCATAAGGAACGTAAAAGGGATGTTTATGTTTCAGCAAATACAAAAAAAATAGCAACAGAATATATAAATGGTATATCATCAAAAAAGAAGGTTTTGAACGAAAAAAACGAAAAAACCGACCTTTTGGATGAAAAAAACTTATTAGATGACACTAAATTTTAATAAAGAATAAATTTTTTATATTTATATGTGTTATATAGAATTCTAAAACAATTATAGGGTAAAATAAATGAAAAAAATAAAGCACTCGAAGGTTAAGAATACTGGGGTGTTATTTGAACTTTTAGTAAGACAGATAACATTAGAGGTTCTTAATGGGGACAAGACCGAAAACGCAAAAAGAATCGTTAAGGAATTCTTTGCTCCAGGAAAGGAACTAAACAAAGAATTACGTCTCTATGAATTATTAAATAAAGAGAAGTATAGTTCAGAAACTAGAGCAGAAAAGTTTGTAGAAACAGTTTGTGAAGCATATTCAAAATTGGACACAACTAAATTAAATAAGGAAAAGTATAATCTTATCAAGCAAATTAAAGAGAGTTTTGATTCAGAGCAATTTCTTTCATCTCCTATAACAAATTATAAAGTTTTGGCGTCTATATATAAAGTATTTGAATCATTAAAAACAACAGATACTGATATTAAAGATATATTTGATTCAAAAATTACCTTAATTGAAAATATAACATCTAAACCGGTATCTAAATCGGTTAAACCGCAAGATGAAGCTCAACAATTGGTTGAGATGTATAAAAAGCAAGATAAAGATATTCGTTTATTAACCTATAAGATTTTAGTAGAAACTTTTAATAAGAAATATACTAATTTAGATTCTAAACAAAAAGAAGTATTAAGGGAATATATTAACAATATAACTAATACTTCTAAATTCAAAGATTATTTTACACAAGAACTTAAATCTACAATTTCGGAATTAAATTCATTGAATAAAAAAATATCCGATAAAGTTACCACCATTAAGTTAAACGAAACTATATCCGTATTAAAAGGACAAAAATTGGGTAGAAGTGTATCCGATGGTCAAGTTTCCGTTTTACTTCTTTCTCAAGAATTATTAAAAGAATTAAAAAGTAAAGTTGATGGAAAGTAAATTAAGACAGATAGTTAGAGAATTGGTTAGAGAAATCGAATCTGAAAAGGAATTAGAAGAAGCATCCACCACAGGTGGTATTGTTGGATATAATACTCCTGCTGCATTTACAAAGCCGGGTTCTGAAAAGAAAAAGAACAAACAAATGGCTAAAGCTAGTGGTGCTGGTCATACCATTGTTGGTGAGGGTGTGAATCGCTGGAATGAATTAAAAAAAACAGAAGGAACTCCAAATCAAAAGATAGGTGTTGGTATTCGTAATATGAGAAACCAATTACAAGAAATTGAACAATTCATCGAATGGTATAGTAAGATAAAAAACGAAAACGGATTGAATAGTTCTGATTATTGGAAAAGAACCCAAAGGCATTTAAATGTTATCAGAGAGAGATTAAATAAAATATCCGCAAAAATAACAAATTTATCAGCATAAATAATAGAAAGATGAATAAAGCTCAGTTGAAAGAATTGGTAAAAAACATTATGACAGAAGAATCTGAATATCAGGCATTCTTCAAAAAAGCATTAGAAAAAGCTGGTAAATCTATCCCATCTATGAGTGATGAGGAAAAGAAAGCATTCTTTGATAAGATTGATTCTGCTTGGGATGGTAAGGGTGAAAAGAATGAAGGTAACGCATTTGGTGCCGCTGTAACCGCTGCTAAAAAGGCTGGTGAAGATGAATTTGAAGTTGGTGGTGAAACATACAAAGTAGAAGAGGAATTAGTAGGTGGACAAAAGAAATTAGATGTTGATGGAGATGGTGAAATAGAATCTTCTGATTTAGCAGATTTGAGAGCAGGTAAGAAAGCAGATGAAGCTATGGAGTTACCAAAAGCAACTATCCCATCAGCTGTAAAATCAAAGCTT